TGTTTTAAAGCATGTAATTCTCCCCCTTTTAAAGGGAAAATATCTGCTGGATTCCAAATGTACGATTGGTTGGGATTGAATTTTGGAGCTTTTTTAGGGAGTTGCTCTGGTTCTCCTCCTAATTCAAATTCTGACATATTATTTATTTTTGTTTGCACAAAGATACGTCACATAAATTAATATATGAAATATTTTGTGTTAATTTAATGTTAAATAGGTAGGAAGAAAAATAGACTCCCTGAATTCTTTAAGCTTTTTCCATATTCTACTTTTATATTAAGTAGATTATGAAGAGCATTCACCTGTTCAACGAGCAAATTAATGTAAATAGGAAGAGAAGGACTTATTCTAAAAGAATGATGTTCTTTTCCCATTCTTATTTCCATTTGACTATTTTCATCAATAGAATTGACTAGCCCCTCTAATAGAGAGAGGTAAGCCTTTTCATTCTCCCTGAGAATTGAAGGAAAGTCCTTTCGGATAATTTGCATTATGGCAAAGTGGTTGTTGTAGTAGTAGTTGTGCCAGTTCCTGTGACATCCATTGTAAGTGTCCCATCAGCACATAAAGTATCTGCTATAGACAAAGTCAGTAATAAAGTTATGGTTGTTCCATCTGTAGAAAAGGTTCCAAGATAACCAAAATTGGTATTAAGACTTGTTACCATTTCTTCTATTGTGGTGGAACTTCCTGTAGAAGTAATTGCCAATACCTCCACATCATCACAGAGAATACTTAGCACTATAGCTGACACATATACATCTCCTGGAGTAACTTCTATTGATACAGAAGGACCACAGCATTCATATGCTGACAATTCACGCCATCTACCTGTTACAGGCATTTTAAGCCTTAATACGTTTGAACCTGCAACATCTCTGCCATTTGAATCAATGCGGATGTAGGTTTTTAATTTGTTTGTTTGAGCCATTGTTTGTTTGTTTTTAGTATTTCAAGAATATACCTATTATTGCAAAATTGTTTATTAATAGGAGAATTATAAATTTTTTCTATTTCCTCTATATTATCAAATGGAGAATCCTCCATATAAGCCCCTTTATAAAAAGCAGGGCCATTTTCAAATCTATTAGAGCCATCTGGGAGTTTTTCAAATGCCACCCTAAATTTAGCCTCTGAAGTTATTCCTGCGTTATGCAACCATTTGGTTTCATTAAGACGTTCTATTCTGTCACAACTCCAGGCAAAATCAAGTTCTTTTGGAGCTTGTATAGACACTCCTCTGGATATAAGGCGAAATAAAACTGCCCACATATCTGCACAAAATGCTTGGAATCCTCTATCAGATTTTTCCTGCCCATCTTTTCCTGCCATAAATATACCATTAATTCCTTCCAGGTATAATTTGATTTCACAAGAAGCATTAAAGCAATCTGTCCAAAACTGTGAATTAATATTTTTTAAGAGGTATTGAGCACCTCCTATATTTTCATTATAACTGGTTACAGCTTCTCTTGTAGTTCCACATATATTTGCAACCTTCTCTAAGACATCAAGACGTTTATATTGTTCCAGTCTTTCTGGGGCTATTTCTTTTATCTTTTTATCAAAATACGGAGTCCAAAGGTAATTATCTGTTCTTTCAGGATTTCCTGTCCATGATACATAATTAATATCATCAGAGAGGTATTTATCAAAATCTATATATTCTGTAAATACTATGTCGCTATCTATGTATAATATAGCCTCTTCTTCTAGTTCTGGAAAGCATTTAAAATATTCCTGTAAAACATAAAGCCTGAATAAAGGGACATAACCAAATATTTGACATATTCTGCTTATATTTGCTACGTCTTTATAATAGACAAAATTTACTTCTGGGAAAAGCTTTTCCATTTCTTTCCATTCTACAGAGAAATCTTCCATGAAGAATTGTCTCTGTTGGAATATTAGAATTGTAGTTTTATCAGAATAATTAAATTCCTTTAAATTAGTTAACAAAATTTTTGTCTCCCATTTTTCTCTACAAGTGTCTGTGACACAAGAAATTATATTTAGTTTTTTCATGGGTATTATTTATCTGATTCTACATATATTCTATTTACTCCAATACTTACAGTTGATGCTACGATATTAGCTGTTCCATTACTCATACCACATACAGGTCCCATAAATGTAGTGGCAGCAGGAACTGTTGTTGTCACTGAACTATCTACTAATATTGTACCCGTATTTAAGTTATCCAGTCTATAATAAATAACATTATCATTTGGCTTACAGAACATATAAAAATCATATCCTTGACCTGTAGCATATGGAGTAGAAGGAGAACCTGTTAAAGCGTTTTTAGTGGCTGTAGCCCCATCTTTAGTGAGAATGGAAAATACGTTTGCCCCATCTGTTGTGTCATGCCATAAACCAACACAAGATATTGCAGGAATTGTATCAGAAGCCAAAACACTTGTTGAACCAGATTGAAGTCCTACAAATAAACGTGTAGCATTTGGTGAAGCAGCTGACAGTGTTTCTATACCAAAACGTGCAAAGAAAAAGAAGCCACCTTGTCCAGCAGAATTACCTCTCCAAAATTGTGGAGCAGTAGAAACTATAGAAGATACTCCTAATATTTGGTTAGTAGTAGTAATTACATTAGTTGAAGTAGTGCGCTTCATTTGGGTATAAATACCCGCTGTTGGTGCTGGGTGAGCTATTGTAGTACCAACAGCCCAAGGAGCTCCTAAATTTATACCTGCTGTAGTTCCTGTATTTGGTAAATATAAAACCACATTGTTTCCCCATAAAGCGGCTTGCACTGGTGTATCTACGCCAGATGGTGGAGTCCATTTTGGAACAACTCTTCCAGCTATCTTACGAGCATGAACACGTAGGGTATCTGTTGCTGGTGCAGAAGGATTTGCGATAACAGACCAATCTTGAAATCCTAAATGAACATCATCTGTTAAGGTACTTACAAGAACATCATTAATACTCCAACCTACACCATCTTCATATGAAAGAATTTCTCCAGCTTGTAAAACAGCATCAGTACTGATGGTATATTCTGTGCCAGATACATCTTTTTTAACTGTTACAGTATTAGCTGTTGAAGCATGGATATTCCTTATAAATATAGATTTTATTTGCCTCACCGTTCCAACAGAGGGTGTAGCTACGGCAGTGGTTGTTGTTGCAGAAGTTATTTTATCTTGACTACTACTTGGTGTAGCTGAAGTAGCTGCTATAATATCAACCCAATTTATTTGATAATCAATATCTGCTGTTGAAGTTGTTGTTATTTCTAATGTGTCTGTATTCCCTGTTAAAAAAATCATATTATAAATTTAATGTAGCTATAGAATAAACCTGAGCAAAACTTAATCCACCACCTAAAGAACCTTCTATAATATTACCAGAAGTATCGACATTTAAAGCATATGCTGGGGTTCCTGTTATTGTACCTCCTCCATAACCTTGTGCTTTAATTTTCTTATTCTTATATATAGTGAAGGCATCTCCAGGAGTAACACCAGCATCTTGTGAACTACCTACGTTAAATACTCTATCAGCTAAAGTACCAGCAGGAGTATAATCTGTTCCATAATTACCAACAGACACTTCACCAATAGCTCTTGCAAAATTTCCAGCACCTAAAGATATGGATGCTACACCACTTGCTATACTAGATGCTCCCATAGCTACTGAACCATATTGTCCACTTGCTGCTGATAAATAACCTGTTGCCAAAGAACCATAATCACCAGAAGCCACAGGCCCTTGACCAAAGGAAAATGAAGCTATCCCTGTTGAACCTGCTGAAGTACCACCTGCAAAAGACGAACTGTTAGTTGAATATGTATTTTTACCTATTGCTGAAGAATAAGCGTAATTAGCTGTTGTACCATCTCCTTGTGCAAATGAATACACTCCTGTCGCTGATGCTGTACTACCAAGAGAAACATTTGCAATAACACCAAAATAAGCTGCTCTTATAGAATTGATTTTTATAGCAAAATCATAATTATCAATAGTACCAATCCAATTACCATTAGCTCCAACAGTATTACCTGTTAATTGCCACCCTGTTCCAGTTATTGTAGATACATCTCTATATTCTACCTTCTTATCTATGCTATTCCATGTAACGAGTTTATCTTCTGTATTATCATTAGCAAGAATATCTAAATATGGAGTTCCTGCCAAATCAACAAAAAGTCCCTGTAGTGTTCCAAGAGATGTGCCAGATTTAAGGGAAGCTCCAGTTTCATTTACTAGAACCTGAGAATAAAATGTCCCAGTTTCTTGAGCATATATTTGAAAATAACCCTCAGAAGTAACTGTATCCACCTCACCTTCAATACCTCCAAATAATATATTTCCTGTACTATCAATTAATACTTGATAACTACTCCCATTGGTTAATTTGGAGAGAGAAGAAAAAGCATGATTATTTACATCTCCAACACTATGTAAGATACTACCATCTTGAATTAATACAATATCATTAAATTCTGTCCCTAATAATGAAAAATCAAATCCACTGTAATTTATTGTGGTATTTTGTAATAAACTTCCTCCCAGTCGTATATTAGTAGAAGTATTTGCTGTTAAACCATTGTCAGCTGTAACACCACCAATATATTGTGGAATATTAAGGACATTAGCTATTAATGTGGCTGGCCCTGAAGTTCCTGTTGTAGTGAGAGAGGTTATACGATTTATATAAGCTGTATTCCAATTAGTTTGTTCTGTAGTTGTTGGAATAACATATCCAGCAGTTAAAGAAAGGGCTAGAGTTCCAGATGTAGTTATTGGACTTCCAGTTATAGATAGTCCTGTTGGAGTCGTCATAGCAACAGAAGTAACTGTGCCAGAAGCTGTGGGAAGAGTTTGCCAAGAAGGAATTCCTCCTACTAATGTTAATACCCTTCCATTTACACTAACAGGAAGTTTTGAAAGAACATTAGGAGCAGAAGCATATATAATATCTCCTGTAGAATAGGAAGTAAGTCCTGTTCCTCCATGTGTTGTATTTAATGTACCCTGTAATGTTAATGTTCCAGAAGAAATAATTGGACTTCCAAGCCATGAAAAACCCGTAGCTCCACCAGAAGCTGCTACAGAAGTAACAGTTCCAGCTCCTACATTTGCAGGCTCTATAGGAAAATCATACGTTAGCTCTAGCTCATCTGTATATACCATTCCAGCTGTGGAATGAGAAACAGTGACAACATTAGTTCCGTCTGTAGTTATTAATGTGGGAGCTGTGTAGTCATATAAAGTTATTCCTTTGGTTACATTAATAATATATTGCACCTTAGAAATATCCACAATTTGAACATCTCCAAAGACAATCTGTTTTGTTGCAGGATTAAAAGAATAATTATATAAACGTGCTACCAATGTACTATGTTATAATATTTTTGTATCTCTTCTTGTGGACAAGGAGCAAGGACATTACTTCCTTGGTCTTTTTCCCAATTCCTTAATTTTTTAAAGGCAGATTCACTATCTCCTCCAGAAGAAGTTTTATAAACTCCATCATCTCCTCCCCACCAATATAAAAAAGTCTTTTCCCCTAAAAATGGCTGGTATATTTTTTTCTCATTAGTTAAGGGCATTATCCATTTATGGTGATATGATGCTGTAACTGGAGACATTCCGTATTTTAATAAATGGTCTTTATTTACAAATATTGAAGGCTCCATCACTCCATGTTCTTCTCTAACTGCTTGTCCTACATATTTAAACCAACTTTTATAGGGTTTATAAGCTAATTGATTATTTTGTAAAGCTTTTTTATATCCTTCCACACCTTTAGAGAGATGTCTGGGAGAATAAAAATCATCTGTGTCCATGAATGTACAGAGCTCTACATCATCAGGAATGAAAGTTAGAGCGTCTTGGAAAATAGTTCCTGTATCTTTATATGGTTCTCCCGTAGCAAGTTCTTTATTATTATTAATAAGAATTATTTGCTTATTAGGGGGAAGTTCTATAGGGGCTAGTGTGTATTCCTGAGGACCATTATTATATAATAATAAAACAGACGGGCCTTCATAATCCTGTAATAAATACATTCTTATAATCCTTGTAGCACACCTATATCTATTATAGAAACCTGCTATTGCACAAACCTTCATATTTAGTTATTTAAAATATTTTATAATTTAAACCTATACCAAGAGTTAATTGATTTTGTATACCTAACTTTTTTGTGCTGAAATTATAACTTATTGGAGAGTAACCTGCCTGTATGCCAATTCCTATTTTCCTTGGTTTTGTTTTCTTTGTAAATAAATTAGGGTCTAAAGAAGCTCCTTCCAGGGAAGTTACAGAAAATCCTGGGTAGTTACTCCTTAAAAATATTTCTGGTTCTCCTTTGTCTAAATTCTTTATTCCTGTAACAAAGGAGACATTCATAGAATCTTTAGTTATAAATCCTTTTGTGCTCTCTGTAAATGTGTCATATTCTGTATACCCTGATATTGCTCTGGAATTTCCTTTGGAATATGTAGTGTCATAATCAAAATTAGCTATGATTTTATCATCATCTAATGTAGTGTATGCCCAAATTTCTGTAGTATCATGTACTATCTGTACACCCCCTTTAATTATTGTAGTTACTTTTCCTTTTGTGTTTTTTACCTCTTGAGCTAAATCTTGACTAAGCTTTTCCAAATTACTCACTTTATCTACCAAGAAGGCCAATTTATTGTATTCAGGTTTGTCATCTTTGGTTTTTACAAGACGTATTGTGTCATTTAAGGCACTAATATTTTGTTCTGCTACCTGAAATTTCTTTTCTGCTATTCTAGTTTGTCTACATTGACGTAAACTAAACAATATTAATACTAATATAACTCCTAATAGAATTATATTATTCTTCACCCACGTTATAGTTTTCATTTTTTAAGTATTTCTAGTATGGTTTTAATATCCTTTTTAACTATCCCTTCAATAGCATCAAATCTCTTCATATACATAAGGTCTTTCTTGTATATATCAGATTGCAATTTAGAAAGTTTTGCTACAGTGATACATAAAACTGTAGCAAATGTTATCATTATAGCTGAGGTTATATATAATTGCATTAGTGATTTCCTAATATAGTGATGACAAAAGATGCTAGTCCAATTAATAAAGAAAGGATTAATAAACTTCTATGTACTCCTTTCCACTCACTTATCCATTTCTCAACAGCAATAAGCCTCAATTCATGGTCAGAAAGTTTTGTTGCTTCAAGTTTTTCAAAAGCAGAAATCACTCTTTCTAAACTTTCTACAACATAATCTACTTTACCATCCAGACGGTCAATTTTCCCATCCAGTTTTATAATTTCTTCCCTCTCTGTATTAGCTTGTATAGGCATATTTTATATTAAACTATTGATGTAATAATTCCATTTGTTACTGTCACAGTCTTTGCATCTGCCGTTGTAAACGTACCTGATGCTGCTGATTGTAAAGCTATTGTACCATTTGCATCTGGTAAATTAACACCACGATTTCCAGTAGAAAGAGTTCTTAATGTAGTTTTATTCAAACCTGTACTGTTTCCTAATATTAAATATCCTCCCTGAAGAGTACTTCCACCAACAGAAGCCAATTCCGCACCTTCAAAAGATTTGATATTTATACCAAAATCTGAACTACCACTTGGGGTATTTACAAAATTAAGAGTATGGCCATTTAGATAAACCACCCTATCTGTTAATAATGTACCATCTGAATTATATATATTAGCACCACCAACAGTGGGAGTATATATAACATAAGCTGCTCCATTCCAAGTCCACTGACTTCCGTCTACAGTAGAAACATAAATAACAGTGTCTAATTCTGGAGTATTTGGAGAAAATGTTGTTCCTCCTGTATTTGGGTCTGCATTTACAGAGAAATTCACTGTAGCATCAAAAACAGGATTAGCTCCTTGTCCTAATAAATAACAAACATTCTTAAATAAAAATCTAAGGCGGTCATTAATACCTCTATCATCTAGATATTTTGTTGGAGTATATTTACAGATATTCATATTATTAATTATTTAATTGTTGCCATATAGTTCCATTATATCCCCACCAACCTTTAGTTGTAAATGTCACATCTGTATTAGTTACATATAACATAAGTCCTTCTGCTGGTGAAACTATAGCACTTGCTTGGGCTGCTGTCATTCTTGGGGGTAAAAATCCCTGTGTAGTACTCTCAATAGTTAGTTTAGAACTTGGTATATCTGTAGTAGTACCAAACAAAATATTTTTACTAACTGGACTATAAAACCTTATGTCTCCTGCTCCATCTCCTAAAACTACAGTATTTGACAGGGCAGGAGTTGAAGCAAAAGTAAGAGTTTCAAAAATACCTACTATAGTATTGTGAGTTCCAGTTGTTATCCCTTTTCCAGCCCCTACTCCAAGTCCAGTATTAAAACCTCCAGTAGTAAGACTTGTAAAAGCATTTGCACCAATAGCTGTATTCCATCTGGCTGTAGTTAAAAAACGTAAAGCACTTGCTCCTATTGCTGTATTATTACCTGCTTGTGAAACAACATCTGTATCAACATAATTAGTCATTGTAAATAAACCAATAGCAGTGTTCCAACCTTTATATGTATTATTTTTTAATGCTTGATAGCCAATAGCTGTATTCCAAGGACCAACTGTGTTATTCTTTAAAGTTTCAAATCCTAAAGCAATATTTCCAGCTATATCTCCACCACCACGTCCAACAGTATGACCATTTATAGTCATATCATCATTTGTAACTACTTGTCCATCAATTGTTTGTAATGTTCTTCCTCTTAAAGCTAAATATTGTTGATGCATGTCAATTGGCTTAGACATCATTATCAAATTACCAACTCCTGACAAAGAAAAAGTATAAGCAACAGAAACAAAACTACCTAATTCTTTCACCCATATTATACGTCTCCATAATTTTGTAGCATCAGGTGTTCTTAAAGTCCAATTTATTCCATCAGGCGATACCATTACTCCTTGTGCATCACTGTCATTAACAGCAGCAAACATTCCTAATTCATGACTCCAAGCCACATCGAGCCACTGAGCATCTAATGGAGTATCTCTGAGAGTCCAATTTATGCCATCAGGAGAAGTCATAACTCTTTGACCAGGATATGCTGTAACCGAACCATAGTAAGAAACAGCAACTAATAATCTTAAATCTTCACTATAACCAATTCCTTCCCAACTTGCTAAATCACCTGGGGTTTCTCTTAAAGTCCATGTGATTCCATCGGGAGAAGTCATAATTTTACTGCCTGCAATACCACCAGTTGCGCTCACTACAAATAAACCTAATTCTGGAGCATAAACAATATCACTCCAAGCTCTGTCAGGAGTAGTTCTGGCAGTCCATGTAATACCATCTGTGGAGGTCATTACTTTATCTGTAAACCCTGTTGTGTTGGCAACAGCTACAAACATTTCCTTTTCATCACTCCAAACAATACTTCTCCATTTATAATCTCCTGTACTTATTCCACTTGTCCATGTAATACCATCTGGTGAAGTCATAACTCTATTACCTGTTCCTGTACCACCAACTGCTGCAAATAACATTAATTTTGGTGACCATGCAACTCCACGCCACTCCTGTGCTGGGCAAGTTCGTGCTGTCCAATTTTGACCGTCAGGTGAAGTCATAACACCATCTGCTGTAGCTCCATGTGATACAGCAACTAATAAGCGCAATTCTGGTGACCACGCCAAATTAACCCAAACCCTATCAATTGGAGTGGTTTGTACATTCCATGTTTTTAATAGTTCTTCAGAAACTGATTCGTTTAATACATCCTGATTTTCTAATTCAATTATATCTGTTGTAACACCTAAATTATCTAATCCTTGTTTTAATAAGGAAATATAATTATACTTACCATTTTTTAAAGGAAGTAAATTACCAGGAAGGAAACAAAGTGTTGAAAGGTCTTTTATCATGTTATTAATTCTTTTACAAAGGTATGAAGTAATTTTTAATTTTCCAAATCGTTTAATGCTATAGCTGGCAAGTATTACCTCATAGCTCTTGCAGCCTCAGAAGTTATAATTCCCCAGTCTTTTGCTCCTTCTGGGTCTATAATAGGGAAAAGCTCATTCTGAAATTGTGCTGCTACAGGGACAATATTAAAGAAATATTTTAATGTATGGGCTTTGTCCATAGCTTCTTCATCATCTTCTATATACCCAAATAAATCTTTCTTAGCTGTCTTTATTGTTTTTTCCACCTTAGAAATAAGAGAGAGGGACGGAAACAGACTTCCTCTTGTAATACTCTCAGCAGAAGTGGGAGAATAATAGAACCACATCTCATCTGATATTTTGTTAATTGCCTTAGCCCAGAATTTGTACCTATTCTTAGCCAAAAGGTCATCATCATCTGGAGGAGCAGCAGCTTTTGCAGCTACAACAAGTCCTATTAAAGAAACTAGAATAGCAAGTTCTTTCATTTGAGAAGACAATTCCTTCCTCACCATATCATAGAATTCTTCATCAGAAATTGTTAATTCCAGTCCTGTCTTTTTGTAATAATCCTCCCTTTTCTTATCAACCATTGCTTTCATGATTTCTATTCCTCTTGGAGTAGCTCCTATAATATCTCTTATTTGTAAAATATTTCTGGCTCCCAGATGAGAAATAGTTTTCATAAATAGGCGTGTTCTTCCATATTCCCATTGATTGAGAGAAACATTCTTTTTAATATCTAATGTCCTGAGAGCCACCTGTTTAGGTATCCAGTTCTTAAACATCATAAAGCTTTTCACTAAAATATCCTGCCTATATTTAGCAGAATTCTCTGTAGACATTTGTCCTGTTATTTTTCTACCATATTCTACTACAGAAGTACGATATTTAGCAATAGCCTCTTCAGATACTCCTGGGATTTCCAAAAATCCCTCCTTATTGAATTTAGCTATTTTAGACAGGGAAGAAGTTTCTTTTAACTCCTTAATTTTATCTGCCAGTTCTCTTTCTTTCTGTTTAATAGAAGAAGGGTCTTTATATCTATTCTTATATTCAGGAAGAGATAGGAGATGTTGTTTAATATTTACAATTTCTCCATTTACCACCATAGCGTTGTCATTAAAACTCTTGGCATTTGCCAATTGAATTAACATATCAGGGTATTGGTTGGTGGACATCATAAACTCTTGAAATGTCCATGTCCCAAGCCATTTAGCTGTGGATTGTTTTATAGCTATTTTCCTTTGTGCTGATTTAACTATATCATCATTTAATGGTATTACAAGGTCCATAAGACCTTTTTCTATATTACCATCTTTGCCAAGAAGAGCTCCCATTACAATTTTCCCCTGATTCTTTTGGAATTCTGGCCAATTGTAATATAAGCCTGCATTAACAATTGCCTGCATGTTATTACCTACAAAGTTAGGGATTGCCACCATAGCTTTTAAACCAACAGCAAGGGATTGGGTTAATATATTTCCTTGTGTTAGAAGCTTCTTGGCAGAAACAGCTTTGGCTTTTTTTTCTTCCTCTGTTCCTTTTGTTACACTGGAAGCCACCTTATCAAAGAATGTATTGGAGCTTTCTCTAATTCCATAAATATTCCATTCTGTGAGGTCTTTTAGAATATTAGCATTGTTTTCATTCCCTTTAAATTCTTTAGGGCCCTCTGCATCAAATATAACAAGTCCTCCTTCTTCCTCTAAATGTCCTTTAGCTCTCTCAACCATCTCATATGTAAGCATTTCCATCTCTAAGTCTTTAGAGGTAGAATACTCCTGTAAAACTCTTATGTATAATGGCACTACTTTTAATAGGTCCTTAGAAAGAGCTTCTTCTGATTTATTGGTTTTGGTGAATAGTTTTGGAATACTCTTCTCTATTTCTCCTGTCTCAGGGTTTGTCTTTCCATAAGCCTGTTCTTGTGAAGCATCCACCTTGTACAAATCAGAGAATATATCCTGTAAAGTTCCTGTAGCTGAATTAGCCTGAGCAAGACGTTCAAACATTGTACCTGTGACAAGAGGGAAGAAAGCCATAGAATTTCCATTAGCTAAATAACCCAATGAAAATGCCTTTCTATTCATTTCATATAAATAAGAATGCATATCCAGAGCTGCTTCATTTCCTTTTTTACGAATATTTTTATATTCTTCTGTCCAATGTATACTATCTTGTGTAGTATCTTGTAATGGAATTAGATGTTTTTTTACTAGATTAGTGAACTGTCTGTCATTCCACCCTTTAAAATTATCAGAATATATGTTAAAAGTTTCTAATAGCTCTTCTGCATAATAGGCTCTTTTTTTATTGTTTTCCTCTATATCTGTTGTATAGTTTGAATCCCTTATAATCTCAAGTCTCTTATTAATAGTTTCTTCCAGCTCCTTGTTAAAGGACTCCTGGTTGATGTTGTCTTTAATAAATTGTTTATTTTGGCTGGCAATAGCATCATTAAAAGAGGTCCAGAATTCCTTCTTCACCTTTCTAATTAATTGATTACCATCTCCTATAAGCTTAAACAAATCTTTGCCATTTGCCAGTTTAACTAAAGCCGTATACAATTCTCCAAACTTACCAATCTCCTTGGCCACTATTTGCTTATCTCGACTCCTCTTGTCAAGAAGTCTTTTTACAGCTAAATTTACCATAGGAGAAAGGATACTTCCTCTCTCCAACATAGTGTTAAGCATTCCCTTCACTTCTTTTGTAGGAGAAAGAATATTGTCCACTCCCTCTTTTTGAGCAAGGAATGTTACATACTTCTTTAAAACAGCTAAAGCTTTCTCTTTTAATATACCAGAAGCTGTTGCTCCTACAGAAAGCTTATCTAATATTCTCTTTTGTTCTTCTGTGAGGTCTTCTCCATATTCAGAACGAAACACTTCGTCTATTCCAGAATATGTCTCAGCACTATGGTATACTTCCAGAAGTTCATCTAGTTGTTTTGTTAGGGTTTCTTCATCAACTCCTGTAAAGTCAAGTTCTACATATTTATCTAATACCTTTTTGGAGGAAATTATAAAATTATCCAAATCAGCTGCAAGAGGGTCAAAATTTAAAGCAACCTGAAGATTACGAATAGCAGAAGAGAGCTGTTGTAACTGCTCAATTTTCTGATATTTAGTAGAAGGGTCTTCTTTTCTGGAATACACTTTCTTATAATGAGCTTCCAGAGAGGCTATTAATTGGTCTATTTTCTTATTTCCAGAACTTTGTCCCACAGGAACAACAGGAAGAAGAGAGGTACGTCTTTCATTTTTAAAATTCACTTCTCCAAAAGTAACACTAACTAATTTAGCATCAGATGTAGTCTCCACATATTGAGCATGAATAGGAATGGTGTATGCATCAATTTTTTTTGCTCCATATTCGTTCCTTAAAGTTGTTTTATAATCCCCTAATTGAAGAGCATGTTGATTTCTTTTTAGAAATGTTTGGTCAGGTTTTTCAAGAAGAAACCCCATAAACTTCCAATCATATATTTTAATACTCTCGTCAGGCATTACTACCAACAAGTCAGTAGTAGAAGCCCTACCATAAAGTTCTTCTATCTTGCCAGTTTTTTTATTTTTAACTTTTGCAAATGGTTTGTCATTATATAACATTTTTTCCATACCAAACTTTGCTCCAGCAGGGAATTGGTCTAAAAAGCCTTGTTTAATTTCTCCTGTTACAGGTACTTTATACCCTAAAAGAAATCTCACCATGTCTACATATATATCATGAGCTATAAGAGAATTCTCAGGAGCTCTCCATTGGTCTTTGGGCTTGAGGGTTCCATCTGGGTTTAAATTATTTTCTATAATAGCCTCTAAAGCCTTATGTCCATTTGTACCAGACATAGCTTTTTGAGCCCACTTTTTCTCTTGGTCAGGGGTAGGGTTGGCAAAATAATCTTTCCCACCATTTCTTTTAATATTTTCTCTATCTGCCCAAGAAGTAGTACGGTCTGTTTTTACTTCTTTTCCATTAATATTAACTGTATAATAACTACCATTATCTTCTCCATCTAAACTAGGGGAATCAGGGTGTTTTATAAGCTGGAAATCTTGTATCTTCTTATTAATTTTGTCAAATATTGTCTCCTTAGGAGCTTCTGCTGTTTGTAGGAATACCTCTCCAGCTTTTAATATCTCCTGTGCAAATTCTTCATTCCCTTCAAAGAACCCGTCTATAATAGTTTGGTAGGTTTCTGGGTCTTCCAGTTGTTCAGAGAACATTGTTACTATCCCCCTATACCTTCCTTGTTTGTAGGCATTATTGGCAGCCATTCCATATATTCCTTTTGGAGCATATGCCATTATCCTGTCTGCCAAGTCTTTATAAGGAGCTTCTAGAGAAGACGTGTCCTCTATCCTGTCTATTTCTTTTACAGCCTCCTGGAAAGGATTGAATTCAGCCTTTCCTATTAAAGCCAAGAAGAAATTCTTTATCTGGTCCCACCAAGAAAGAGTTTGTGCTAAAAGCTCTGGTTTCTCTGTTGCTCCTTCTACATCTCTAATCAAATATTCAGCAAGGATTTTTCCTATTGCCTCTTCCTTGATTTTAAGAATGTCAGGAGAGCCATCCTTAAGAACATACCTTTTAGAGTATTCATTAAATATTTTCTTGTAATAGTTGAATGTTCCTATTTTGTTCATCATCTGCTTGAACAGCTGGGAGTTTGTCTGCTTAATTATAGCTACAGCAAAGTGCATAGCTTCCTCTGTTAAAGCCACCCCTTCTTTTCCTTCTGCTATTCTTATAACATCATTCAAAAGATTTGCCTGTCCATTAGCATCTATTTTCCTTCCCCCAAGGTCATATTGTGGAAGAGTTTGCTTAGTAACTCCCACACGCTCAAGCCATTTATTGACTAGGGCCAATGTCTTTGTAGAAGCTTCACTTCCCTCTGTTCCAGGAGTTTGTTGATAAATGTTATCCTGTTCAACGGAAAATTCTCCATTATTAAAAACGGATTTAATTTGATTTGGTTCATAAACCACCACATCAGCTGCACTGCCTGTATCTTTTATGTTAAAACGACTTATTAAGCCGTCCATATCTTTTGTTTTAACATCTGTATACATTTGAGAAATGTTATCTTGCCTCCTAGGACTTCTAACATTTAAAAAGACAGCATACCTATTCTTGCCAAATCTTTTCAAATCAAATGTGGAAGAACTGAAATGAAAACCCTTTGCCCTACCTTTATTATCCTTATCAATTTTTTTAACATCAAAAGTATCATGCTTGCTATCACTGGCATGATGCATTAAAAGTGGTTCTCCAATATCATTTACAATCCTAGAAGCCTGTTTAGGAGTATTAACCCAATCTCCAAACCAATTAATAAATTCTGGAGATGTTAATTGATTGTAATATACATCAGCTTCCTCGTCTGTATTTACAAGTTTTCTAATGTCATCCCAAGTTTTACTTTGGACCTCTTCTCCTGTTATTGGTGATATGATAAGTCTACAACTCATAGTTTTTATTTACAAGGGCCTTCTTTAAACCCTAATTTATTTTGAATTTGTTCTGTAGGAATAGATTGTTTATATAAAATAATATTTTCTCCAGCTGTCATAATACTTCCTTTAGGAGAAAGTCCTGTTACAGCAGATTCTATATCCTGTTGAGCTTCTAATAACCACCCCTCTATTCTAGCCTTTTTGTCTGTATGTCCCCTAAAGATAAAATTTTCTATTTTTCCCTGTCTATCTTTAGTATAAACTAAGTCTCCATCTTTTAAAGTTTGTTTATCTGCTTCAAAATCTTCTTCTGTAGGAGCAGATTGTGGCAAAGGTACGACATTATTTGTTAATGGCGTGTTAATTTCTCCTTGCATAGCTCTTATTACTTCTTCTGGGGAAAGTTCTGCTTCCTGCTTCACTCCTTCATTACTAAATACTGATTGGCGAATGTTGGAATAATGCTCTTGTCCTTTATAACCATCTCCTAAAGGATTGACAGCATAATAAATTGCATATTGATTCTCTGGGTATTTAACAGAATAAGCTTTAAGAACTGGTTTATTTGTTGTTGGATTTATTAGTTTCTTTAAAAGCCAGGTTTTACGCTCTTTTCCCTTTCCCAATGTCATAGTGGCAAAATCAGAAGAAAAACTTCCTGATTTAGTAGACACTTTAAAAGCTCTAAAATTTGTATTTCCTCTGGAAGAAGCATAAGAATTTAAAGGAGCAGAAACAAACTCACTCTTAATGATTGCTTCATCTTCCCCAAACTCATTCATTTCATATTCAATCTTAGGGATTAATTTAGGGACAATAATAGGGTCTTTCCAATTGTTCTTGTAGAAAGAATCTGTTTGTATGAAAGCTTTTAAAAGCTCTGGGTTTGAAAGGGACTGTATGGCAGGAAGGATAAATGCTTTAAATGTTTCCACAGGCAAGAGCTCTGTAAAAGAAATTGGGGATTTAGCAATACCACTCTGTAAGAATGCCACCCTAGCCAGTTTACCATATAGTTCTTTCATTACAGGAGAGAATTGAAGCTCCTGCATAGCAGCTATAAATGTATTCTGTTCAAAAGCTGTCGTTCCTTTGTTAAAGATTTTAATTGTCTTTGTAGAAGTTGGAGAATCCTTGTCTTCTGTTATGAAAGAGGAAAGCACTTTAAAAGGATTGTTAGGCATAGCCTCCAATTTATTCTTCATCTGTTCCAACAAACGGGCAGCAGAAGTTTCCTCATCTATCAACAATTCTTTAATCCTTTCATTAAGTCCCGTAGAAGTTTGTGACAGGAAGTTAATAAAGCTCTGCTCTACTTTTCTAGCTGCTTTAACAAACTCCAGGTCATTCATTTTCTTTCTCTCTGCTAAAGTTTCTATAACAGGGAATATGTAAGGGGTGATTCCCTCATGTATAAATTTAAAGAATGAATTGGAAATCAGCCTTGTAGCATCTCCTATTCTGGAAGCTATAGGTCCAACAAACGTATTTTTAAGAGAGTCTTCAGCAGATGAAAATATATTATTAGTCTCAGCATCTTTTGTTTTTAAAGCTTTTCTAATATACAAATAGGGGTCAGAGAATTTGGCTGTGTCATAATTTGTAGCCTGTGACAAACGGAACAAATTAGAAGCCATTACAGAATATTTGAGATATTCACTCAAAACAAAATGCTGGAAGGCATTCTCTTCCTGTGTTAAAGAAGCATTATAAAACTGGTCTATATTGGTTTTTAATAGAGATTCTAGCCCTTTAGTTGGAAAATCATTTGGAATTTCTTTGTTTGTAGGAAATTGTTGTAAAATTTCTGCTAAATTATCTTCTATAAAAGGGTAGGATTGTCCATTTCTTTCAAGTTGTTTATTATATTCTCTTATAATAGGCTGGTTCATAAAATACACGGTGGTATCTGTTGGAACTCCTATACGCTCAAGAAACATAAATGTACCAGCATTGTCTCTAGTTACTCCTATTTGAACAAGGAAAGGGTCAGCAGCAATATCTACAAATCCGTTAATAAATTGTGATATTTTGTCTGATATATAACGTCCAGCCCTGTCTTTAGCTAAGGAAATTGTTTGGTATGTCTTTCCTTTTATTTTAATAGAATTGGAAGGAAGGTTTACAGTAGCATCTCCAATAAATCCCCTCTCTATACTATCTTTTAATTGAGATATTTTAGAAGGGTCAATGATAATAGCTGTCTTTTGTGATACAGCATTTTGTGTTTGTGCAGAAGCTGCTATTCCCACATTACTCTTACCAGAGATATACATATGGCGAAGAGTGTTCATGTATGTAGGGGAAAGAATACTTCTTATAGCTCCTTGTCCAAACTCTTTCTGTGAAATAATCTCTAACACTTCCCTTAAGTTCTCTAATTCTTTAGAGTTGTTAGGAACTACTAGTCTGTCAAAGTTTTGTGGAAGAGAAAGTATTTGGTCTAATGTCCTAAAGTATTCATTCTCAAGGGATTGCTTATACAACTTCTGAGCAAGTTTTTCGTCCTTATTTAAATCTTCTTCAATCTCTTTATTAAATTGTTTAATTTCCTCTTTGGAATATTCCTTATTTTCTTCTGTGTAATCTTGACGTACATCATCATTAAAGAAGGCTTCCACTCTATCCTTGCCAGAAAGCTCAAGAATCTTCGTTAAATAATCCTTAGCAATCTCTCTGAATTTAACAAGAGCTTCTTCTCCTTGTCCATAATAGGGAACAACAGCAAGTTCCCCTATAGAATTTATATATACATTCTTAAGGTATGTATTCAGCTTATCCACGTCAAAATCACCACCAGATTTCTTTGTTAAGGCTTCTGGAACAACAATCATATCTCCAAATTCTTCTGGAAGGAAAGCTTTTACACGGAAATTCTCTATAGAATTAAGCTCCTGTGTAGGAATACGAAATCCTATACCAGAAAGAAGTTCTTTACTATCAGGAGAATTGTTAATATAATTTATTAACTCCTCATTTGTTAAGTCACGGAGTGACGGTATTTGTCTTATTTTTTTAGCAAACCAATTTGGCAACATCACCTCCATCCAAGGTTCTTCTTTAGTATAAAACTTCAGACCAGCAGCTGTATATATTGTCTTTCCTCCTTTAGAGCTTTTAACAATTCTTTGTCCTGCAACTTCCCATCCACTACCAGATACCTGAATTTTAGCACCACCATTAACCTTAGGAGCTGAAATATATTTAGAGACATAAGAGAATATAATACTCTTTATTTGTTCGTAGTTTGTTAAAGCTTCCAGAGGGATTGCGAAATCCTCTCCTTCCATCTGTAAAGCTTCTTTAATATTATCATTAAGTTCTCTACGTGTAAGTTCATCCTTAATCAAAGCTAGAAGTTTCTTCTTAGAAACAGTTCCGTCCTTGTTAATTCCTATTTTATCAAGAAGTTGTTGATAACCATTCTCAATCATAGCAACCCTAACAGATTTCTCTTTAGTTACCAGAGTGTATATAGGAGAAGCTTTAAGTTTTTCTTCTTCCGATAGAACATACCATTGGTCATAATCTCCCTCATAATCAATTGGAAGTCCAGCATTTAGGAGGTTGACAGTGTTTAATTTCCCTGTCTGGCTTCCCCATGTTTGACTCTTCTCATCTCCCCCTGTTTCCACCTGTATACCAAACCATTTAAATGGAACTTCCTCTATAGAAGAGGTTTTATATGCTTCTGTAGAATATATACTATCTGTGCCTTTTACCCCCACTTTTCGTCCACTCTCATATATAATATAACCAATCTGGTTATCAAGCATCCTTTTATATTGCAATGCCCAATTAGTTCCTCTCACAGCTGCATATGTAATAGCTGCAATGGAATATTTATCTAATATAGGACCATTTTCATTAAAGCCAGATACAATTGGTTTAAGGGGAGAAAACCTAGAGAGTTCTTTTGGTTGTTCCAAAGCTTCATCATGTTCTCTTAAAGCCTTGTCTGTGTATTTATACAAGCCATCTTTTGCCATTAAAAGACGGTCTTGTGCTGTTAAATATTGGAAATTCTCCTCATCTTTTGTAGACCACCTAAAGCCATTCTTAATTCTCATTTGCTTATAAGCAACAAGAGTGGAAATTCCCTGTCCATCAGAACCATTAATCTCCAAATAACCAGGAAGGTCATTAGCTGAAAATACATCAGAGGTGGAAATAGTTTTTAAAGAATTCCTGTACAACAAATAGCCAGGGTCTCCAACTTTAAGCTTTACGCCTGCAATTGTATGGAACTCCTTGTTAGCTTGAGCATCAAATTCTGGGGTGTCATAAAGAGCCTGTTCTCTTGGAGACAAGAAACTTTTATACCTCTTTGTAGCAGCCTTATAAGCAGCAGGGTCTCCAAAGAACATTTTCTGAATTTCTATGTTATTATACATAAAATTCACTGTTCTCTCCATAATAATTTGCTCTACCTGCTCTAATGAAAGATTATCATGTTTCAAACTGTTACTTTCAGCATACTTTTGGTCAAGCCCTGTCCATTCATATTTACCATTACTCTTAGCCTGTATAACATTATAATCTGTTAATTCCTGAAACTGTTGTGCAGCTTCGTTAAATACAAAATCAGAGAAAGCTTTGTCAAATTTTTCCTTATCCAGCCCATCTTTTAACATAGAGAACAGACGCTTAGAGCTACCTCCAAGTATTTGTTCTCCCTGATAATAGGAATAGAATTGCTCCAGAGCAGCATCTGTTAAGCCCAAATATTTGTTCTTAAGACCAATCATCCATTCTGTCTGAGAGTCAGCAGGAATTAAGAGGTAGTAGTTCTCATTAAGGTTTTGATTGATGGCTTGCATCAATTTCTTAGCCTTAGAAAGTTTCTCTGTAGGAACATTCTTATCTCCATCTCTGGTTACAATACCTTGTATGTATTTGATTAACAGGTCTTTATGTAAATTAGTTCCCTCCTGATTGTACAAAATATTGTTTATATAATCAGAGTCTTTAGAATATTGCTGTGTTAAATGTGGAAGGTCTTGGAAAAGCACATCCCTGTTAGGGGCTGCATTAATATCGTTAGCCATCCTTGATACAGAATTTGTTTGGACAAATGTCTGCCTGTAGTTTCCCTGAAGGTCAGAGAACACAGAGGCTGGAACAAGATTTTGTGTCTTTAGGAATATTTTGAATATCTTGTCTAATGGCCCCTTAATTTGTAATTTATACAAAGAGGTGACATCTGTTTCTCCAGATATTTGTTTCCTCATAGAAGAGACAGCATCAGCTATATCAGATTGGTCTTCCTTAGACATATTTGCTATTTGCTCTGAAGAGAAATTAATTCCTAATACAGAAAGGTATTTATACCTCTGTGTAGGACCTGTTGTGTCATGAGGAATAATGTATATCCCCTGTTTGTTTTTTGCTTCTGCGTCAAGAATGTATTTGTCGTCTTTATATGTAATGTTTGGAAGACTTTTCAGTCCAGAAAGCCAATCTGTAGAAAGTTGTTTAACTGCGTTGTCTATATCAGCAGCTCCTATAGATGTAGTTCCATCCTCATTTATATATGTATTTAGAGCAATAGGTTTTTGCTTTGCAAATGTAGAATAGAATTTAATTCTAAGAGCCCAATCCTCTACAGACATTGTATCTTTTCCTATTCTAAGACGATTAAATATACGTACATATTCAGGAACTGCATCAGCCAATTTTCTTATTTTCTTTTCTTTTTGTAAAAGAGAATTTTCCGTAGACAATTGGTCAAGAAGGGCATTAAATGTTTTGGCATAATCAACCATCTTCTGCATCCTTGTGGAAGAATCTCTAATAGCTTGTATATCTTTTAAAGGCTGTTCTCCAATCACAGGAGCTCCTGTTGCTACAAATACACTTTCTTGTAATGTGGCAATCAACAATTTTATAGAGGCTGGAGCATTCTTCTTTCCATCCCATTGGAATGCATCTGCTAAATACGATTCATCCTTAGAGGTGTTTTCACGGTCTTCATCCTCTTTTGTATTTTCATTCTCCTGTAAGATTTTGAAGGTTTTCAACAACTCTCCAGAAGCTGTAATAATATCCCCCCAATTATCAAATATACTTGTAACTATAGGGAACAATTTATTATCAATATCTGGGACAGACATTCCCTGCTCCAACAAATCACTAAAAGCTGTGTAAGGAATTAGTTTCCCTGCCTCATCATATGTCTCACTATAATAATATTTAAGGGAAGCATTAATTCTGTCATAGATTTCTAAAGGAATTTTTCCTCCAAAATCAAGTTCATTGATTAATTTAGTGTCCCCCTCTTTATATATTTCCTGGAACACACTACTTACAACCCCTTTAATTACACTATCAGTATCAAGAGCATTAAAATCTCCTATCACCCTGGCATTCAAAACATTGGAGGGAACATTCTTAAATGGAACATTCTTATAATAAGCAGCATCCATTCTAGAGAATAGATTGTCCAGAGAATATATCTCTCCTGTTACAATTGATTTTAACCAATTGAACAAGTCTCTGAAGAACTTCCCTAACCAACTCTCAGCTGGAATTTCTGATGGAAGAGTTTCATATAACTTGAAGCTTCTGAATTCCTCTGCCATTTCTTCCTTAGCTTGGAAAATTGTAGCATCCTTATATTGTACAGTTTTGCCTGTCTCTCTGTCTACGAAAGTTCCTTTTCTATTATAGAACTCCTTGTATATTCTGGCCTTTTCTTGTTTATTTAAGAATACGTCATATATTCCCTCAAACAATTCGTGATAACCAGTTCCTTCCTCCATCCTTTCAGAAAGAGTAATGAGGGTATTTTGGTAAGAGCCCCATGCAAACAGTCCATTTCCAGCAGCTATTAAATTCTTAATAGTTTGTACAGAAAATGGAGAATTCTTTTCTATATATTCTTTTTCTTCCTCTACATTGGCCAAGGAGTAATTATAAGCCCCCACCACTCTAAAACCAGAGTCTCCTTGTGGACTCTTAGGTTGTTGAGCTTGTTTTGCTCTCCATTCAGCCATTTTTGCTCCTGTTTCTATAGGTTGTACTATTTCAGTAGGTCCTGTTACATCTAAATTCTCTAATGTAAATATTGGCCCTCCAGAAAAAGGGGCTGAATCATCAACATCTTTAAAAGCAGCTACATTAAATGTAGAGGCTGGACTTGTTTCTTCTGCAAGCTTCCTCTCATTTTCTGCTATTATATCGGCTAAAGTTTCTTCTTTTTCTGCCTTTTGTTCTATTACAGGAAGTTTCTCCTCTTCAATTTTTATTAAATTGAAATAAGCATATTTATTATTGAAATTCCTATCATTAGGAATAGCAGGGTCTATAGGACGTATTTTTGTAGATAGAGGAACTTCTTCCTTTGTACGCCCCTCAGATGATAATAAATAGTGTTGATAGGTGGGCCATTCTTTCTTTATAGAAAGGTCTGCGTTAAGTTCATTAAAAGGCTTCTTCTGCCTTAATAATGTATTGTTGACGTTATTGTATGCATTCTTTAAAAAGAACATAATATCAGCCTTATATGCCTCTACAGAAGCTTCTGTAAAAGGAACGGCAAATTCTTCTTCTCCAAAATATAAATTGCTTTTGTGGAAGTACATTTGATTACGAGCCACCTTATTTTTAACAATTTCGTCTTCCACCTTCTCATAAGGACTTTCAAACAAAATTGTTCCATGTAAAAAGGACATAAGATTGTTATCAAATGTTCCTGTTTCATTGGCTTTAGCGACAAATGCTTTTATTACATTATATAATGTATTGGCTTCCTGGTCTGTAAAGTTTCTGTTATTAGCATATTCCAGAATGCTTCCATTCTGTATCATAACACGTCCCTTAGGAATATTGATGGTACGATTTTGGTATTCTATAGTTCCTTTTGTGGAAACAACTAGTATAGCCTTCGCATTGTTTAATTGGTCTTCTGTAAATAGAGTGCCAGAGATATATTGTATTTCATCAGAGAACACAGGAATTCCTCTAGAAACATTTACAGCTTCTTGGGGAGATTGGTTGGTGTAGGATAGGAGTTCTGCTCTTTTAATTTCCCATGCTGCTCTCCATACTTCTGCTTGTTCTGGTGTAGTATTAGTGGTTGAATAGCGCAAGCCATAAGAGTCCTCTAAAGATGTAGAGGGCATTGCTGCATACACTATAGCATCCTGATTAATACTACTGGAAGTAGATTTTTCAAGCTCATTAACACGTTCAAGTATTGGATTGAGCACACTATCAGTTCCTAAAAAGTCTTTACCAAAATCTTTTTCCAGCTCTGTTTTAGATTCTGCATATATATCCTCTAGTCTTTTTAGTGCTTTCTTTTTTTCTTCCTGTGGAGTAGTTTTTTCAAAAACTGTCTCTAATTCAGATACTTCTTTATTATATTTACTTAAATATGGAAGGCCAGTTAATTTTTGTCCAAGGCCAGTTGATAAAGCATATTCAGAATATTTTTTATCATTTTTATATTGGTCGGTTTTTTGTACATCAAATCGCAAAGCAATCCCATCAGAAAAATTAATATCACTTCCAGACCCACCATATATACTATTACCGTATATATCTCCAGTCATTGAAGCTTTGTTATTTTCAATTGTATCTGATAATGTGCTTTTTAGAAAATTAGCCACTTTAATAGCCTCCTTAGCTGAACCTACGTATAAAGTAGCACCAGAATTAACAGTAGAATTATACCAAGTGCCTATACCATTTTGTAATTTAAAATAAAGTCCATTATTATATAAATGTTTTGCTACTCTAGCCTCATCTCCTTTTTTAAATTGAACATGTATTTTCCATCCTTTAGATGAATACTTAGAGTATTTTTCATTCTTAGAAGTTTTTGGGGTTTGATAATACCCATCTTTTCCATCTTTAAATGCTTCATCTATTAATTTATATTGTTCTTTATCAATGGCATCAGATGTAGCACCTTGTTTTCCAATTCTCTTTCCATTCTCATCTACAAAATATATATCATTACCATCTTTCTCAGAATATATAGCAAGAATTAATTCTTCTCCTTCTTTAGGAGTATAACCTGCTAAGTGCTTGTCTATCAGCCCTGTAAGTCCAAAAGCTGCTTCGTTGTTCTTTGTAACAAACTGAGCAATTATGTCTTTTTCATTAGGGAGAAGAGGAAGTTTGGAAAGGAACCTCTGATGCCTCTTGTCACTCTCTCTTGTTATAGGAGAAGGAGTGGTGGTTTTATCAAAAGCAATAGAAATAGAAGGACGAGCTTCTTGTCTTTCTTTAGCTGAATTGGTTTCTGCTTCTTCTTGTTCTTCAGGAGAGGCAGTAGTACTTCCAGCTGATTGTTCAGCTTTCTTGCCTTCATAGAAGAATTTAGCCATCATCTCCTTGTTAGCAAGGACAGCGGCCTCTGCTGCTTTCTGTGCTTTGAATTCTTCTGCTATTTGCTCGTATTTAGAGACAATAGCGTTCTTGGCTTTATACTGTTGTTCCAGCTCCTGGAGTTCTTTGTTCAGAGAGTCTAATTGTTCCCTAAGTTCTGACAAAGAACGCTCATTAGGAATAATATCAAGGTCATCTATTTGAGAGATGAATTCTTCCAGCTGTTTAAGGTCTTCCTTGTATGTTGGTTGGTTTTTAAGGAAATTGGGGTTGGCTTTTAGGAAGTCTACAAACTCCTGATTATCAGCGGATAAAGGAGCTTTAGGGAATTTCTTTTCAAATTGTCCAATAGCTTCCCTTGCCATAGACAAAGCTGTATCTAATGCTTTTTGTACATTATCAATTAAAGAGGAAATTTTATTAATAGAAACTCCTGTCCCTAAAATTAAATTCTCTATATCAGCTGTTTGCTGCTTCAACTCATCCAGGAAATCATTACTGTCTGTAGGAAGCTCATCTATATTAGAAGCAAGGTCTACAAAATATTCAAGGTTAAATTCCAATTCATCTCTTTCCCCTTCTAAAGCTTGTATCTCCGTTCTTAATACTTCCTGTAAATTAGAAAGCTTATTGGCAGCTTTAATTGCTTTATTAGTTGTTTGTTTAAAGTTGGCTCTTTTAGTGAGTTCTCCAGCTTTAATTTTTTGTTCCAGCTTTAAAAGGTCATTAGAAATATTCTCAAATTCAGAATACTTCTTCTGTAGCATTTCCTGTATAGAAGATAGACGTTTGCCTGTGTCATCTACTAAGCTTTCTAATATTCTTAAACGAGAGGTACGCTTGGCTTGTCTTCTACCATCTGCTTCTGCTGCATATTCTTCCAGGCTCTTTTGTTGAGCTGCTGTAAGAGTACCAACTTTAGAAATCATTGGTTGAGAGAAGCCTTGCTTAGGGACAAATTGGTCTCCTGTAACTTCTATACTCTTAATCTTACCATATTGGTCTTTGTATGTAAAGAGAAGAATTTTATCCTTCTGTGAGTATTGTAAACGGCCTTTCTGTTTTTTTCCTTTTCCAAAATTAAATTCAAACACATCATTGATGTGGTCAAAATAAAACTTTGCTTTTTTGTTATTCTGTAAATCAGAAACTTTTCCTAATTTATAAGAAACAAGAACATCTTTAGACACATTTCTGATTTCTCCTTTTCCATCTCTTATTTTAATAGTACCATCTTCATTTTCTCCTAAAATAGTAAGAGTTGGGAAACCATATACATCTCTTCCATTTTCATCTTTAGACACAGTATTTCCAAGATAGTATTCCACCCCAACCTCAATGTCCTCTTCCCCATCCTTTGTAGTAATTTTAATAGTGGGATTTTGTACAGGAGCTGTAGGTTCTTCTGATACTTCTTGGTAGTCTGTAGGGTCTTTGGCAATAGTGTTATATTCTTCAAGGAACTTTTGTCTCCTGGAAGTCATTTCCAATACATCTTCTAAGGCTGTTTTAAGGGAGTCTTTTTGGTCTACAGTTATTTGCAGAGCCTCTATTTGTTTAAATGGGTCTTCTGCTCCTTCTGTTTTGTCTATTGCTCCCTGTATGTCTATTCCTCTGGCTATAAGTTCCTGGGAAAGCTCTGGAATACGTTGGTCATAATCTGCTATTTTAGAAACAGCATATGCCATTTGGTCTATAACCTTTTCATCATATACTCTGTCCTGTGTTCCAGGTTTATATATTCCCCCATATTTTAGAGAGAGAGCTTCAAATGTAGGCTTAAGATTATCAGCGTGTTTTTCAAAATTATTTAAACGGGCATTAAATGTTTGTATTGTATCCGTTTCATTGGCATAGCCCTCTTGTACAAGCTTGTCTAGTCCTTGTTGTGTAGAAGCCTGTTGCCTTAAATTAGCAATATCTTCTTTTACAAGGTCGTACCTGCCATTCTTAATTCTTACAGCAAGGTAGTTGTGCATAAGGTCTGCCTCAATATCTTTAGAGGAAAGAATATCTCCTTGTCTTATAGCAGCTTCCTGCTCTTTCATTAAATTGGTTCCTCTGGCAGCAGCATCCTGCATGTCATTAAACCATTTTAAAGAGGCTGTGGAATTTAAAGAGGAAACAAGTTTATCTGTTGCTTGAGCTTCTGTTCCTCCTGTTCCTATAAATCCTCTGGCTCCAAGATTCCCTGTCTTACCAACTCCTTTACGGCTAATCCAGCCTGCCTGTTGCATACCTCCAGAAAGTCCTCCTAATAGAATACTCTCCATGCCCTCTTTAGAAGAAAGTTGTGATACTCCCTCATATAGAGAGTCTAGGAAAGAGGCTCCTTCTCCCCCATATTTTTTGTTATAATAGTCTTTTGTGCCTTCTTGAAAAACGAATTGTGCCCCCTCTTCAAAAGCTTCTGAACCAGAAAATCCCAGACCAGCTCCTTTATATGTAGCTCTGGCAGCTCTGCCAAACTTTGTTGTTGGGAGAGCTCTTTCAAATGTTCCTTCTGCTGTTCTGCGAATAGCTGCTGCTTCCCCTAAAGAGGCTGCTTCTGTATTGGCAATAGCTTTTGATGTAGAATATCTTGAGCTCAATATTCTTGGGAGCTGTATATAGTTTGTAGCTGACAACAGCCCTATATTCATAAAGAAACGAGCATTGCCCAATGAAGCAGCATTGTCGTTTATTTCTTTCATCTCCTGTTCATTAGGAGTTCTGAAATTCTTCTCCTGAAATTCAGCTATTTTAGCTTCCCTAAATTCATTAAGACCTTGAAGGGCTTCAATTCCTCCTTCTGTAGCAGCTCCAAATAATGAAGTGATTGTACGGTCAACTTGTTTAGCAGAGAGTTTTGGTAAACTACTTGTTAATATTTCCTGAAATTTAGCAGCTCTTGCAGCAGCAGGAGTAGCTGGAAGTACCTCATCTAGGGCCGTTACAACTTTAGATAATTGTGCTGCTTCAGAAAGCAGTCCAACTCCTTTCATAGCTGTAGAAATTCCTTTAGAAACTACACCACCAGAATATATAGCTCCTATAGAGAAACCAATATTTTTTACCAGTTTGTCCCAAAGAAAATTAGCTGTAAATAAATTATCTGGAGAATACCAATTGGCATTTGTTTCTTTAGCTGTGTAATAGTTTGGGAGAACATTCTCTGCCTCTTTATTCCATTTGTCTAAAGCTTGTGCAAAGTCATTATTATAAAAAGCATTAGCTTGTCCTGTAGCAGCTACAGCTCCAAGTCCAGCTACAAGCCCTACAGTTCCCTGTAGAAATGTTGTTCCAGCAAGGTTGAGGCCTTTTAATACACCATTAGCTGCCTTATCCCAATTACTCTGCATACTTCCATACAAATTCTCATTATCCCAACCTACAAGCTGTTTGTTATAACGTCCTGTTTGGTCTATTTGTAATGGAGAAATTAGTTGTGGGGTATATGGGTTTGCAGCCTTGTCTAAAAACAAAGAAGCCTGACCTCTCATAGAGGCAGACAATTCTTCTACAGACATATCCGCAGGAGCTTTAACACTTCCTGGCATTGTAATAGGTGGAAGTTCCACCATATTTCCAAAATTGGAAGAGGCTAATTTATTTTCAAACTCTGTATTTGGTTCTGGCATTATTGTTTTAATTTATCATAAAGAGTAACAGCTTTATCAACCCACTCTTTCTGTTTCATTTGATTTATAACAGACATTATTTGCTCTTCTGACATAGCAGAAGGTATTCCATATTTCTCTCCTACAGTTTCTCCAGGAATAATAAGAGGTGTAGAAGTTTCTCCCTGCTTAGGTTTTGCTCCCACCCACCACTTTAATGAATAAGTTCCATCTCCATTATTATTAACATGATATTTAACTACATAAGGCGATACTGGTCCTTGGTTTGCTTTAAATGCTGAAGCAAATCCACCTCCATCATCTGTAGTCATTCCATTGTTAAGGTCAAGGGAAGTTTGAAATTTCTCCCTAAACCCAGAGAATGTAGAACTTTCTGGCCAATGTTGTAAAATAACAGAGGCAGGAACAGGAATAGAAACTGATTCTCCTCCTCTTTTAATAGTAATACTTCCCTGTTGTGTTATAGGGTTAAGATAATGAGAATAAATATTTTGGTCAATTTCTCCTGGCTTTCCTGAAAGCATTGCTTCAAAATCCTTAAACTCTCCTTTTGTAGAAGAGGAGTTAAGGGAAGTGACAGCTCCTACAATAGAGGAATAAATATTTCTTGCCTGCTCTTTTGTTTTGGAATCTATTGTATTTAATGTTACATCATACCCAACCTCTGTAGATTGTTTACGTTTATATTCATTATCCTTAGCTTGTAATATATTAGAAAAAGTTGGGTTGGATTTTAATTTGCTTGCCACTTTTTGATATACCCCTACATTAGCGTAGGTGGATTTATCTGGAGCCACAAGTCCTCCTTGATTAGGGTCTTCTGAAGCTTGTCCTCCATATATCCCCATACCAGACCTCCATTGTTCTCCATATTTTTGTTTCAAACCAATTTCTGCTGATTCCCATCCTGGAGCTTTGGAATTTACTGTATAGGCACGAACAAAATCCTGAGCTAATTGCATGTCTCCAATATCCTCTTTTAGTGTTTGAGCTATTTGAGCTATTTGTGGAGCAAATGCTGCTTCTACATCATTCACTCTTTTCTGTGCTGCCTGTAGATTTTTATATGTTCCCTCTGCCCTTTCCATTATTTCTCCTGGTCTTCCATCTAAATTACCATTAATGTATTTATCCTTTGCTGCTGCTACAAGAGTTTGTGAAGCTAAATCAGCATCATATTTTGTAGCATAGGGTTTGCCTGGTCCTACATTTGGCACCCATTGATTTGTTAAAGGGTCTTTTATATATGGTTGAGAACCTGCTCCTGCAAGGGAATATGCCAATTCTCTCATTTCTTGTGTATATTTCTCCTGTGTCAAAGCAATAGCTTGTCTGGCTGTATTCTCATCTTTAACAGTTTCTGTTGGGTCTACAGCTGCTGGATTGATTATTCCCTCTAATGCTTGTTTATCTTTCTTATTTTTTTCTACGTCCAAAGAATATTTAAGCATATCCATCTGCTTATCCCAACCAAATTTTTCTCTATTAAAATCAAAAGTTCTCTGCCATTGCTCTGTTTCAATTCTGAATTTATTCTCCTGGAAGGAAGTTTCCCATAAGGGACTCTTTTCCATAGTTTGGTAGGTATATGCTCCTATAAGAGAAGAAAGAGTGCGCTGAGAAGTTATTGCTGATTTAACAGCATCTGGATTTGTCTGAAGAGCCTGAGCATATTCAGCCAGAGATTTTTCAGCATCTATATTAAATTTCTTAAGTTGTTCTATTTGAGCAGAAGCTTCTGTATTTCCTGTTGCTGCTTTTGCCTGAAGATTAAGAATAGCTTTATTATTCTCATCTATAGAAGCTTTTGTTTGTACTCCTAATTGGTTGTATATAGCTTCAGGAGTTTGTCCCCTGAATTGATATTTCCCATCTATTCCTAATTGTTGCTGTACATTAGCATTCCCTTTAACTAAATTCCAAACAGATTGTATCTGGGCAGGAGTTTTTCCTTTAAACAATACAGGATTTATAGCTGTCTTACCAGAAGCATCTGTGTAATAAGCATTAGACATATCCTCTGTAGGATTTGTCTCTTTCCAATATTTAAGAAATTCAGCATTTACGTCTGTATAAGGAGTGTAGCCTGTAAAATATTGTGAGCTTTTCGAGCCTACAGTTTTATCGCCCAACCATCTATTCACCTCATCTTGGAATACAGTTTCATTTGCCACATTCCATTTCCCATCTTTTTTGGCTTGTTCTATATCAGCAAGTCCCTTTTTATAAGACATAGTTCCCTGCACAGAATTTTGTACTATAGGGTCAGAATATATACTCTTGGCAGCTCCTGCTATTTGGTTTACAATCCTGCTATCAGAGAAATCTCCAGATAGATTTTTTGTAATTCCTGTTTTTAAAGAGGAGATTTTATTTTGTAAATATTGTTTATCCTCATCTTTGATAATAGGGAGCCCTGTAAGAGTATCAACTGTTTGTTGTACCTTTTGAATTCCAGCCTGTAATTGCTGTTCTTTATACATCCCAACTTTTAGGTACGCATCCGTAGGATTTGTCTCTATATATGGAGTATATTGTATGTTTGTTTGGTCGGTAAACGAGGCCATTGTATTCTATATTAGGTAAAGGTATGAAACATTTCTGATATAACCAAATTTTAAAGCATTTATTTTATGCATAATAGAAAATAGTTACATTTGAAATGTGTAATTATTGTCTATTGAACATTTTAATGGGGGTGATAACTTCCATCTTCTTCTTCTGCAAGTTGAGAGATTTCATCCATTGCTCTGTTGGGTCATCATAAGTCTTTGTAGTTGTGACATTTCCTTCTTTAGTCTTAACTTGTGTTTTTGAAGGAACGCCTCCTACAGGTTGTACACCACTCCAGTCTATCTGAGAACCAGCATCTGGACCATAATATTCTGCTTTTCCTGTTCTTTTGTTAAAAGCATAGTCTGGGTACATATTTTCCAATACTCTTAGTTGATTGTTAGAGGCCTCCTTTTGTAGGATTTTAGAGGAAATTGAAGACAAAGCATCCTGATTGATTTTCTTTGTGTTACTCTTAGCCTGTGATTGTCTCACATATTGTTGGTCCAATATCCCCAAATTGGTCTTTTCAGCGTCATTTAACAAGGCTACATTCTTATTAATAATATCATTAGCAATTCCTTGATTAGTCCTGAATTCATCAGCTAATACAGAACTATTGGCAGAATACTTCTGTCCTGCAAGAGTAGCCAGAGATGTTGGGTCATATGCCACTTGTTTTTGTATAGAATTAAATGTGGCCTGATTCTCATTAAGACGGTCTTGGAAAGACACCTGATAAGGAGAAAACAACTCTGGAGTATAAAGCTGAGCTTTAACAGGCTCTTCCCTATTTGTAGCAAGGGCATATCCTTCCCCTACAAATTGCAAAGGAGAAATTCCCCTTGCATTAGACGGTTTGTTAATAGGAGCTGGTTGCTGTAAATCTATAGGGGTATTGTCTCCTTCTACAGTTTGTATGGGAGAAATTTTTGGAGTGAAGTTCATTTGAGGAATATTATATGGCTTATTTACAAAACCATTATAATTCTCTGTTAAAGCATCTCCAGCTCCTTGGTTTAAAGCAGGCTCTTTGTAATTTTGACTAGTGACTCCTGGTAAAGCTGTTAATATACCATTTTTAATTCTTGCTTGTATATCCTTAGGGGTCATACCATATGCAGCAGCAAGCTCTTTAGCTGTATATGTTTCTCCTTTTACATCATTCATTCTGTATTTAGGTTCGGAAGAATATTGAGGGTAAAGAGATATAGCATCCTGCCTAAATTTATCAGCAAGTTTTGTACCCCTATCGTATCCTATATGCAAATGTCCTGCTGTAGCTCCTGTCTTTTTAGCTATTGCAGGGTCATATTCATTAATAGCTGTCAAGCCATTATTCATCATATAAGCTACAAGTTCTGGCTTCTTAAGGATTTGTTGATAAGCATCTTGGCCAGCTACAGGAATAATATCCAATGCTTGATTTCTAGCATGACGTGACTTTCTTCCAGAAGTAGTTTTACTTCCTTCTCTATAACCTCCTCTGGCTCCTGAATAACCTTCTATACCATTAGCAGCTAAAAGGTCTGCAAATTCTTTAATTTTAGCATCAAGGTTTTTTGTATTTGTATCTTTATATACCCATTTCTTTTTAGGTTCTGGGTCAGGCATAGTTCCTCCCTTGGCGAACATCTGCTCAGGAGATTGTTGTTTCTCTTTGGCTATTTCTAAATGAGCCTCTTGCATATTCCCTAAATGTTGTTTTGTTTCTGCTAATTGTTTCTGTTTTGCAAGTCCTCCCATAGCCATAGCCTTACCAGAATTAAATGATAAGAGTTCAAATGCATCATCTGGGTTAGCTGTATTCAAGAGCAAAGAGCCCTTGTCTATAAGTTTCTGTGCTTTCATTTCTTTGTTTGCTATTTTCTTTAGGTCATCTTTATATTTCCTTCCTGTTAAAGGGTTGACAAGATTTCCCATTATTTTAAGGTCTCCTTGTTGGTCTTTGAAGGCAGTTTCTTGCCCTTCCACCTCAGCTGGTTGTCCTTTATAATTAATATTTATTCCTCCATCTTCATGGGAAGCTCCATTAAATTGTAAAGTTCCTCCATCATAAGGGTTATAACTCTTTAATTCTGTTTGTCCACCTTCCCCTGTCATCAATTCCCCACCATCTCCATACATCTCTCCTCCATTATTCATGTATTGAGCTTGTTGATTTGGAAGAAATTGTTGTTGTGGCTGTTGTAAATTGGTCATATTCTGAACACCTCCTTGTAAATATAAATTGTCCAGTCTTGTAGCTTCAGCCTGTGCTTTGTCACTTATCATCATTAAAGGGGCAAGAGACTCTTGAGCATTATTGAATAAATTCTTTTTGCTCTCATCTCCATGAGCCTGAGCTTTACCAGCTACAGCTCCTATCACAGCTCCCCAGAAGGCTTTCTTCTTAGCTCCTTTTAATGTATTTCCATATTCACTTAAAGCTTGACTTCCTGTACCATAAGTATTGGGGTTGTAGCTTTGCATATCTTCTGGACGTACATATCTCCTACGTATTTTCTCTTTAGGCATAAGAGCAGACACAGCCATAAGACCTGTCAATAAAGCTTGTCCACCACTTCCTTCAGCTCCTTTTCCTTCAGGCATTTTTACGTTAGGAGATTGATATGGTTGTGGTTTTACAGCATCACTATTTGATACTCCTCCTTTTGTAGGGGGTGCTCCAACAGATGTTCCATCAGATTTACCACCAGCCACAGGAGGAGCTCCTGTCATTGTTCCATTAGAAGTTCCACCAGATATAGGGGCTGCTCCTGTAGAAGTACCTCCAGAGACACCTCCAGCTATTTGTGGAGTAGTTCCTCCTGATATAGAAGGTCTTCCAAAATTATTTGTAGAATTATCCACAGCCAAAGGAGTTGCAGGAATAGGATTGCCCTGTGCATCAAGTCTTGGCATAGTCATATTAAATCCATTAGGGTATGGATTTACAGGCATTGGACCAGAAGAGAATTGGTCTGTTCCTATAGAAGCTCCCCAATTTCCTTTTAATTTTCCTCCTTTTTTATATTGCAAACCTTTTTGTTGTACATATTTTTTCATAGATTCTTGATTATTAAGCATATCCCAATCTGCTTGATTAACTTTACCACGCTGTTCAGGCATATTTATAGGAGTAAATTTACCTTCAATATTTGTTCCTATAACACTGTTTGCTGGACCATATACATAATCTCCCTGTGGTTGAGGTATTTGACTCTGTTGAGGAGCTGTTATTTGTATCTTAGCCTGAGCTTTAGGTAATGGTCCTCTTATTGGATAATCTTTACGTTCTTGTGGTACTACGGGTTTTATACTATTTAAATACTGCGGTTCAACAGTTAAATAAGTTTGATTGTTACCATTACCAGTTTTTAGATATATTTTACCTTTTTTACCTCCTTGCGGAGTGTAAGGACTATATCCTGATGATTTATAATTATTTAACTCTTGTAAATATTGTTTGTATTTGGGATTCTCTTTTTGTTGTTGCGGTTTCTGATATACTACTGGTTGAACTGGTTTTTTATACACTCCAGCAGCTATTGCAACATGAGGAATTTCTCTACCTTTATTATCGTACTTTGGCAAATACATATAATTCTGAGCATTATCTTTTTTAATCCTACCTAAATCAATTTGGTATGCACTTAATGGTTTTATATTACTTTTTATTTTTTGAGGGTCTATCGGACTGTAATATGGTAATGCATCAGTGATTTCTTTATTAGATTTAAAATTTGTGTTGTATAATTTTAAACTATCATTATAAGCCTTTAAACGAGGGTCATTAGGAGAATCAACAAAGATTGGCTTACGAGGTTTAGGTCCAGGTTGCTCCATACCAAAATCAGGAAGAGGGACTATTTCTCCACTATTACTGCCTCCAAGTCTGGTATTGTAGAATTTACCTGTATTAATATCCCGAGCAGGGCCAGAAATTCCAGGAGCTCTGCGCATACTATTACTATCAAGAACACCACCTGGGTCCTTAGGAATGCCACCACCCTTATCTAGTTTTTTTATTTTAATTTTCTTTGCCATTATTTAGAGCTTTTTTGTGTAGGAGCCAGGGTAAACTGGCTGATGAATTTGCTATCTGAGCGATTGTCTAGGATTAGACGTACTTTTAATTCTTTATCCCTTAAAGGTTCCTTCTTGTAGGAGCGTTTGGAATATGACATATTCTCTTGATTCAGCTCTTTAAATATTGAGAGCGATTCGCAAGAAGAGATAAAGAGAGGTTGCCTCTTGTCCACAACAAGGCTCCAGAACGTATTGAATTGATAGAAACTAGAGCTTTTTGTGTATAATATTTCCTTAGAGTCTGTGTTATACTTTGGAAAGGTATTATATAAAGCCAGATTATTTGTTGGCTTCTTGGTAAGAAGAAGGAGTCCAGAACACTGTTGAGGAGTGTAGAGGATAGCCTTGTTAAAATATGTGTCGTCTGTTTGTATGTGTGTTCTTTCATTTGTATATTCCAAGACTCTGGTGTAGTCTTTTATGTTCTGAAGTATTTCAGACGAGCCTTGGAAGTAATAAGGGTATTCAAGAATGTATGGAGCTATTTCCCCAAAGAAATTATTGAATAACGAGAATGTGCTGTTATGTGTCCAAATTGAATTTGGAAGTCCTGCATAGAATGTATTGTTATTTCCTACATAATAATTAGGGAGGTATGTGTGAAAACTCACCCATGCCTGATTGTCAAAATCATATGAAATTGTAAAGGAATAATTACAGAAATATGTTGTATCTGTTAATTGTATTTCTTCTTCTTCATAATAGAATTTATTGTTTGTATATGTAATACCTGTAACTAGGGGTTTGTAGTCTAATTTTGTTAAAATAAACCTATTGTACATAGCGTCATAAACTCCATGCAAACCAATTCCATTATAATGTTGGTCAATATTTATAGAAGGAAATACCTTCTTGATTTGGAATGGGAGGAATTCAGAAAAGAATTTATTTACATGTTCATTTGTGATTTCTTTGCCAGAAGTTCCTTGTAATAGAAATACTTGTCCTCTTCTTGAATCTGCTGTTAAATGTCCATATTCTGTTCTTAATAGGAATTTATGTTCACTCCCTATAAATCCCATATCTGTTTCTGCATAATCTATTGGCGGAGCACTGTCAAAGAGCGTGGGATTTCCCAAATAAGCTGCCTGAGGATTAGAAGTATTAATAGTTAACAGAGTATTATAAAGCATTGCTTTGTTCTCAAAACGAGCAAGCACAGCTTTATTTTCCAAACCATCTAAAGAAATAAGACGGCCAAAATTTTGTGGAAAATCCTTTTTAGCTACTGGACGGTATACAAGCCAATTATTCCTCCTGTAATTTACAAGGTCTGTTTGTTGTTCTGAATATATGGCTCTATGTTGTAAATGTGTAGTACATTCTTCTAATGTGTAATCATCTGGAAGACGTGAAAAGAAATCTTCTTTATTTTGTTTAGAGAAACTCTTATTGTACCAATATGTATTATCATTCTGAATAGATACAGTTTTCTCCTGTAGCCATGCATCTGGAATAAATTCATCTACATGTGGGAAAAAGTCTCCTTCTTTGTTATTATACGCTTGTCTGAGGTCTGTATTAACCCTTGATTCACACCAGAAATAAGGAATTCCATATGCAAATAAATATATTTTACCATTTTGGTAGAAGAATTTATCTGCCCTACAGTCAAAGTTATTCACCTTAACCCCAAACATTCTTTCCAGTTTATTAAAAATACCACCCCCATTTCCATAAGAATCACTATCAGTTGAAAACCAATATATTGGATAGGCAGCATTTCCTATTTCATTGTAGAATATATCACTTTCATCATCTGCATTCACTCTATTATCAATGAAAAAGGGAAGTTTTGTTTTATATGCAAATTTTGTTATGAATGTATCTCCTCCAAAAATAGTTCTATACCTGTCTGTTATAAGACTGTTTAAATCTATAAGTTCATTAAAGCCTGTGTCTATTAATTCATAACTATCAATTTGTCCATATTGATTGACAAAATTAGTTTTTATAGCTCCATAATAAGAAGAGATTGGAGTTTCTCTTATAGTTGAGAAATTATCACAAAGAGAGAAATCTCCCAACACCCATCTGGAAAGGTCTTCTGGAACATTTGGAAGTGTGTCTGGGAAAGGGAGAGTTTTTGTAGTTCTCATGTATACAGAACTTTCCCTTTGGAAATTGTTAATAGGGTGGTCATCCGACAAAGAAATTACTCCTGGGGCAGCATACGCTGATATATCCATTCTCCTTATTTTATTCCCTACGTCATTAGGAACAGCTTCAAACTTATTATATTCTCCAAAAGAATTGTATTGATAACAATAATTTATTCTTGGGATACTCCTATATAGAATATCTATCATCACCTGAAAACCTGCCATAGCAGCTTCTCCAGAGAAGAAATTTAAAGAACCAGGTTTTGAAGAGGCAAATCCTAATGCCTGTGCAACTGCTACAGCTGTAGCATAAGCATCTGAGGTTAAGAATTTATACCTTGCATGTTCCTGTACTCCTTGGAAGTGTCCTTTTGAAATTCCATATTCAACCGTCTCAAGTTTTAAAATATTACCAAGACCTGGCTGATAAAAAGAAGTATCAGGAGAATGAAATGTAAACCTCTGCTTACTTTCATCTGTATTATATGCCAGGAGTCTTTTTGAATATGGGTCATCATCATCCTCTGTTGTCTGAGAACTTCCCAAAAATGGGTCTGCTCTAAGGTCATTATAGGGATAGTTGGGCATATAATAATCAGAACCTTCTCTATTATACTTTCCTACATTATTCAACAAACCTTTTGCTATAACTGATTTGTTATTAGCAGCATTCCCCCTTACTATTTTAATTGCCTGTATTCTATCTTTTTGCTCTTGTGTTAAAGAAGAATTTCTGATAGCTTCTACAACCTGCTGCATATCTATTCTAATACCAATGGGGTAGATGTATTCTTCATCATGTGTAGCAGTAATGATATTATCTGGAAATTTAAAATGTCTGATTGGTTTATTTGCCAATTCTCCCCATATATCTGGAGTACATGGATAGAGTTCTGTACTCTCCCAATAGGAAAAATCTCCTGACTCCCAAGGTCCTTCATAGCAAGGGTCATCTATTACAACTCCCCCATTTCCTTCATTTGTTCCTGTATTGTATACTTGCCATCTAAACTTAGGTTCAGGACTTTCACATATGTCTCCATCCTCTATTACATCGTTATTATATGTAATATCTAAATCAAATGGGGTTGCTGGTCTCCCTATTAAAGGAAATTGGTCAGTCTGATAGCCATTATCCAGAACAAATACTACACCAAATGGATAGACTTCATCCCTCATATAGCCACGTACATCTGTAGCATTTAATTCATCTGCGTAAGGTTTATCATTTCTAAGACGGTATGTTTGCCATTTAGGGATGATTGCATTTGCAATTTCTTGATAATTAAGGCGTTGTGTTGTTGTGAGGTCTCCCCATATTAATATATCCTGTACAGAAGTGATGTCTCCAGCTTTGTCATATATTGGGTATTTCTGAAATACATCATCTATTGTCAGACGTATTTGCTCTTTATTCTGTCCTGTGTAAGTTATAAGCTGCTGCCCCCCAACAATCTTGTATGTCCCAACAAGTTCTACAGAAGAAATATTATTAACAGTTTTAACAACAGCTAAATTAAAATAGTCATAAAAACCTGTTTGGTCTATGTTAGTTATATTAACATCTATACTCTTTCCTACGGTGTAATTAAAATCCTGTGTGATTTTATTGGGGTCAAATATAGGAAGAGGATTGGTAACAGAATAGAATGATGTATAAGCCTCCCCTAAGAGATTTGCATATTGAACAGTAAATTGATATGTACCAGCTACAAGTTCTCCATCTGAATCAACATCTGTAATATCTATTTGTGGAATGAGGAAGTTTGGTTGTACCCTCATTTTATTACAATCAACTTCTCCTGATATTTCTCTTTCACATTGACCAAAAACAATCTCCTCCTTGAAGGGAAGATTTTCAAGGTCAATATACATTCTCTCTGGGTTTGCCCAATATAACTCTGTAGAACAATTCGTTACTTTGTAAACACTCTTTAAAATAGGGATATTCTTACTAAACCCTATACATGCAGAATTAATTTTAGCTGTATACAAACATGTTGTAGTATCTACCACCCCTATTTCAGAGGTAGTTTCATCATCCTTGGCAAGGAAAACTACTATTATATTCTTCTCTATAATATTCTTTGTATGTACAACAGTATAGCCTTCTGGGAAGTTTGTACAAAGCACATTACCAGTTTCATTTTGATATGTAACCTGATTGCCATCAAAATTTTCTACTTGAGCATTTAATGCATACGAAAGCATCCCCTGTGGAATAGAGGATGTTGTTGAATCCAAAGACATGCCAATTTTAGCTTCTTTGGGGTTAAGAGAAATTAAAGAGTCTTCAGCCATTATTGTATATTAAACCTATCGTTTCTATGTAATGTATCAAATATTTTTCTACGTTTGTCATAAACAGTTTCCAGCCTTGTTTCAACCCTAGCTATTTGGAAACTCTCATCTGCTTTTTGTCCATATTTATCTGCTTTTGCCTGTATTTGATTATACGTTTCGTCTGTCACTTGATTAGAAAGCTGTTCAAACATTTTAGCCTTTATATAATCTTCTATATATTCCTGTATACGAAGATTGTCTGGAATATATTCATACCCATTGCAGTCTAATTTTTTGGAATAATATAACAAATAAACAGTACCCTCCCTGAAATTAACTACAAACTTATTGTCCCTTATATCAAATGTATCTCCATCAGAAGACCCTAGATTAAGACAATAGTCTCCACAATGATTACGGGCATTTATGTTTCCAGGCTTTAAGAGATGTGTTTGCCTGAAAGAATAAGCAACTGTGTTAGTTGTTTTATATATTACATTTATTACGTCTGGGCTTTGACATTCTGTGCATTTTTGACAATACATGTCTGGGGTATCAAGCCTTGTAGAACAAGAAGCAAACTCTTCATATACCGCTGAAGGATGTTGATATGAAGAAGAACAATCGTTACAAGCCCATGCTTCTCTTATTTTATAAAAATCATCTGGCAGACGTGCTTCAAAATTATCAATAGTGATTATAGCTGGAACAATCTGATAACTCCCTCTTCCTAAACGGTCTAGACATTTAGAAATATAAATAGGCCACATTAGAGTATCTATTGCGTTGCTATCTAAGTAGCTTTTTAGCTCTTCGGCTATTTCTGCTAACATTGGCTGTGCAGAAATGAATTGGTATTTATGAAATAAGCTCACGTTATTATTTAATTTTCCATTGTAAATATTTCTCTTTATAGTCGGGAAGGGAGAGGTAATGTTTTAGAAGTCTTGAGGTGACTCTTGAGGGTTTAAAATTCCATAAAGGGTAAGCAGCAAATCTTGCGGCTTTATTAAACCATTTCCATTTAAATTTATACCCATCTGTGTGATGGTTTAAATGATATATATACCTTCCAAATTCATTTGTTTTCTTCCAATCTACAGGAAGATTCATTTTCTCTTCCCCATTAATTATAACAGTTTGATTTGGTTTCCATTTTGTTATAGCAAATTCTCCAAAACCATGTATAAATTTATGTTTGAAACCAGTTTCAAGAAGGTGGTCTCTAAAAGCATAATTAAAATTATATATGACAGATGCCCATGTGGTATAGTCTATAGTAATTTCAGGGTGTTTTTGTTTAAACCTTTTGTAAACTTCTTTTTTAGTTGTAGCGTATTCAACTTTTACTCTAGGCATAGATTATTTATATTTCCAAATAAATCCATAAGAAGACTTAGATTTATTTATTAAATTATTGTTTATAGGTTCTCTTTTAAATCCTAAAATCTTTTTTATATCGTATAAATCAACCCATTCCTTAATAAAAATGCCTTCTTTTGAATATTGTAATACAGCTTTTGTATTTTTTCTTCTTTTAGGTGTTTTAAGAAAATCTAATTTTATCAAAGACCACATAAATCCATTTGAAGTATTTTGCTTACCAAGTGCAGCTTTTCCTATTGCCCCTTTAGTAACACCTAACTCTAATTCAGCAGAATGAATATAGTCAAAACTTTTAATATACTTACCATTTAAATCATATTGATGAACTTCTGTATATAAAGATTTATTATTTCTAATTCCATTTTTAAATTGATTTTTTATCAACAAAGACCTAATTTCTTTTTGTTCTAATGTCCATTTATGCCCTAAACTGCCTCCCCCACCATCATTCAGATTAACTAAAGGTCCTAATCCTAAATCTTGTCTACCATATAATTTTATAAATTCAGCTTCTTTTTGCAATATAAATTTGTAATCATTAGATTCCATGAGTATTTCTACTTCATATTCTGTACTGCTTATAATATTTTTCCAGTATTTAGTTCGATTATATTTATATTCAAAAGCCCTTCTATATTCTGTTTTATGGGAACTAAAATGTTCTTTTTTAATCCCAACACCAATGTAAAAAGGTTGATTAGTATCTAATCTTATGTGTCTATATAAATAACAATTATATTCTCTTGGAGTCATCTTTATTATCACTTGTTAAATCAGAAGAAACTGAATAATATGTAGAGAGAAGCTTCTTGGCAACCTCATCTTTAACTGGTTTTTCTAAATACCCTGGACATTTGAATGGTAGGTCTAGAGGATTCATGCATTCATCACATTCACTATTAGGAACACAATCACATTCTGGACATAACAAATTATTAGGGACATCTTCTTCAAAAAGAGCTACAAAGTTAATACGCTCTAATTTACCATTAGAACAATACAAATGTCCATTAAATATCCAAAACACATTTATGTCCGTCTTCAGTCCTAATTTTAAAGCATTTGCAAACCTTCTTGGTGTGCTTTCCTTGAAGGAGGTCATGTTGTCTATTGAGACACAATTTTGAACAAGAAGTCCAAATATACCTTCTGCTATTTTAGGAATTTTTTCTACACTCTTACTAATCATATAAGGAGAAGCGTATTCACAACATTCTCCTATAGGAGCAGGTTTCATCTCTAAACATGAAAGAGCAGTGAAGATATTAGGGGTTTGAAACAATAGACGTTTGTTTGTCTGTTGTTTTATAAACACCAAAGCCGTGGAGAATGCTTCACGGTCTATGGCTCTATCAGTAATCATTTGGTCAGATGAAAGGAGCTTATTAAAACTCCTGACATCTGAAATTATTTGTCTTCTTGTACTCATTATATACGGGATTCAAATTCTGCAATCTTTCCTTTTGTTGGGTGATATACTAGGGCAAGACCTGCACGAACAGTATGCACAAAGTTATTATCTTCATGCCACCTATCTGTACCTGAAAGAGAAGGCATCTGCTGTATACGACAACCCATTATCTCTTTTGCCATGTAATGATGTTTGTCACCAGTATGCACTTCCCTGTATTTAGCTGCTCCAAAATCAAAAGAATCTTTTCCTGTGGAGAATAATAAGGGAAGTTGGTCTATTTTACAGTTACCATGATGATAGCCAATAAAGGTGTTTCCTAACACCATAGACTTAGTAACTGAATGTTCTCTGTCAAAATATACCCCCTCTGTATTTTTAAAGAAAACCTCCAAAGCATGTGCTAAGTAAAATGATTTAGTTCTGTCATGATTTCCCTGAACCAACACTACAAACACATTATTAGCAGAGGCTTTTAAACGGGTAATTGCTTTTACCAATAAATCAAAGCCCACTTCATATTCATGGTCAAATCCTACTAAAGTATCTTGTGGTGTACCAGCAGTGGTTTGATTTTGATAATTATCTGTGTGAAAGAAATCATTTGAAATCGGAAACACTATATCCCCTATTACAAAACTTTGTTCCACCTTATTTACAAGGTCATTTACTGTATCTGTGAAATGTTTTATTTTATCTGCTAATGATTCTCCTTCAAGTGTCTTTTTGGCTAGATGAAAATCAGCTATAGAAATCTCTATATCTACTTTTTCTTTTGGTATAATGTTTCCTGAAATAACAAAAGATAATTGAGGAGGTGTATATCCTTCAAGAAACTTAGCAAAATCTTCAGGAGAATAATCAGCTGGTTTTCTTAATGTGCAATATAGACTAGAAGTAAATTTATCTCCTTTTTGCTTAGTCCAATAGGAAGAGATTTTATATTTTGTTAAATCTACTTTATGTAATTCTGCTAATTCTTCATCATTTTTTGGCTCAAAATCTGTTACTATTTCACTTTTTAGTGTTCCATCTTCTACATTAACTTGTGTAGAGTATGTGATAGAATAGTCTACGTTTGTTAGTATTGGTTCTGTTCTTACATAATTTGTAGCAATTCCACCTTCAAGTATTAAATCTTTTAGATGGTTATTTACATCTACTTCACTGATATTTAATCTCTTAGCTATCCACTTCTTCCCTTTTTTCTGTAAATGATATTTTTTAACTTGTTCTTTTAACATATATTAATTTTTGTTTAATGACGTAAAGATACAACTAATATTTGGATTTTCCAAATAAAAAGACATATTTCTTTTAAATATTTTATAATTTAACATTTTTACACATTTCAAATGTATTACATTCTGAATGTGTAAAACAAAAAAAGCCCTTCTTTTTACGGAAGGGCTAAGTTCCGAAAACCATAAAACGAAACTTTAAAAACTTATTTTTATATTAAGGAGCAGTGGTAGTAGTTGTAGTGGTGGTTTCTGAACACAGTCCTATGTTAACTGTTGTTAATGAACCAGAAGTTGAGAATATACCACCCAAAGCACATATACTAGTGCTTTCAGCTTCTGTTAATGTAATCACTTGGAATATACCATCACAATCTGTATAAGAGAACACAGCATCTTCACCAGGTCCACCAGCATTTGTTACATTATATGCGGTGCAAGTATCTCCTGGGTCACAAGAAGCTACAATAGAGCAGAAACGAGTTTTCCATTCAACATTGTTTTCTATAGTAGAGAATATGAATTCCATAAAATTATCAACATTAATCACAGGAGTCAAATCTAATTTGTCTGTTCCTGCATTGTATGTTTCAACTATAGAAAGAGAGGTTGTAACGTCTGTTTGGCCCTCTATTTTAGCATCTAAAAATCCTGAAGCAGCATCTGCGACATTAGCTTTAACTGTATAATTATCTCCAGTAGAATTAATTATAACCTGACCAGGAGTAGTTGTATCATCCAATGTGATATTTGTCCCTGCTGTTAATTTATCTATAAGGGTTCCAGGAGACGTATCTGAGGCATTAGAGGCTACAAAACGGTCTTGGTTAATAGGAGTGGCCAGAGAAATTGTAAGGCCAGCACATGGGTCCCCAGCATCTGTAGCAGTAACTACAAAATCACCTGAATATGTAGGAAGTGCTTGTAAGAGAGTATCAACTGAATCTACTATTTGTTGAACTCCCAGCTCTAAGGAAGCTGGTTCTGCTCCAGTACATCCCCAATCTATGTTAGCTGGGTCAAATTCTGCAAGTCCACATAATACATCTAATATTTTTGTTATAGTTGCCACTAATGTATCAGAAGCTCCTGGAGTTGCTAAACATGTGTAAGCTGTATTATTGAATGTGGGGAGAACAGCAGCAGCTGTTGCTAAAGCTTTAACCTCACAAATTTGGTCAACCAATAAATCAAATCCTCCTATAACTGTAGAAGGTGGAGAACCCACAGTAAAGCATTGGTCCCAATCTACTGATGAAACATCTATTGCTGCTTTTATATTTGTTATTTGTGTACAATATGCCCCTAAAATTTGATTTAATGTAGAGGTGGGAGTAACTCCAGCTGTAGCACAAGTTATTCCTGGTACTTCTATAGCTACAAATCTAGCAACGATTGCTACCTGATGTGCTGGAAATGTTGTATTTAGGAATGTATCTAAATTGGCCCTTGTTTCACAAGTGTAGGCTGTTATTTGGTCTACAAATTGAGCTTCTGTAGTTATTGTACATCCACACCAGGTTTCTAAACAATTAAATTCATATGTAGAATAATCTCCTACAGCAGAGCATATTTGCTCGTCTAATTTTTGCAGAGCTATTTCTAATGTATCTAAGGGTTCAATTCCAGAACATGAAAGGGCAGGACCCCTATATATTGTATCAGAGGCATCACAACAAGAAGTTGGACCCGAACCACACGTATCTGTACATTGAGCATTATAAAAATATCTTGCAGAAAATACCGTTGGTGATGAAGTTGTACAAGGAAGGCAAGTTGACATATTATGATTTTAAGGTATGTATACTATATAATAAGTACCTATACTTGGTTGTAAATTTGTGTGAGATTGAGAACCTCCAGCTGATTGCACCCCAATTCCTGTTGTAGCAATAGAGGTATCTGATGTTGTATCAATACTAAATAAAGAACCTCCACTTCCTCTGTCACTATCATTAAATGGAAGAGGAACTCCAGAGTGCTTATGGCCTGGGTCAACAACTACGTGCGTATGAGCAGGCATTTGAGTTATAGCTAGAGTAACAGATGAAGCTCCTACTTTTTGATTTAAATTGTAATTTAAACCAGCATTAGCAGGAAGTGATGGGTCAACTGCTGAATCTAATGTACCTCCTGGAACATTGTTAATAGCTCCTATTGGAGAACGACCTCTCCAATCTTGTGTGCCATTAAGACCATTCATCAAATAAATCTTATCAAAATTAAAAGCAGATAGTCCCTTTCCAGTATTGTCAAAATTAGACAAAGAACCTATATAAGGAATAGGACAATTAGGCACCATTCTTAGGTTATATTGTGTGGAAGGACTTCCTCCTCCAACAAGACAAGCTTGAACAAGAGTACATAAATCTGAGTTTTTAACATAGTCTCCTTCTATAACTGCAATACGTGCAGAATCTGCACAAAGTTTTGTAATAACAGCTTGAATTATTTCATCTCTATTAGTTAATGTACCTGTAAGACAGGCAGTATCAAAAACATATGTAGAATTTATCTGTTCATTAATAGTATCAATTAGTTCTTTTAAAGTACAAGAAGCTTCTATTAACATGTTCATTAGTCCAACTAATGTAGGTTCTGTATTTCCTAATATATCTGTTAAGAATTCACATGTAACTTCTACATCAGAAAGGTCTATGCCAGTTCCTACTATTACGTCACAAAGTTTTTCAGCTATAGCTGCTTCAACTTGATATAATGTATCTCCTGTGCATATTCCTAGACAAGCCACATCTGGTCCTGTATATTCAACACACCTATCTGGGGGTATAAGGTCACAATTTCTAAAGCAATCCTGACAAGGCATAAATTTTTATTTTTTAAAGTTTAAGGACAATCTTCTACACAAGCCCCGTTGTTTTGTAAGGAGTAGGCAAAGTTTGTTATTAATGTTGAACGCCTTACACAAATATTCATACTGGCCTGTTCTATCAAACTAATATCTGTAAATACATTATCAGCACAATCTGTGTAAGAGAATACATAAGGAGCAACTCCAGACTCTTCCTCTTCATTTGTTATTAAAGCACAAATACAATCTTCTGGTACTATATTACATTCATCATCATAATCTGTGATTACAAAAATACTTGTATTAATTACTATGCTATTTTCTATAGCACATATATTTAACACTTGATATTGTGTAAGTTCTCCAACAATTATATTTCCATCACAGTCTAAATAACTGTATGGATAGCCTGTAGGAGCTCCTGTCTGAGAGAGTGGAGTGGGAGTTACTAAATAAGAATGACAATCCCCAGGAGGCATAGAAGTTGTAGTTGTTGTAGTAAATACTTCTTCACATTCTGGACATCTTGAACAATTCTTTTTGTAAGCCAAAAGTCTCACTTTAGACAATAGTTCATTAGAGCTATATTCAGAACAAGGATAATGAGGATTATATGTACGGGCTGTTATAATCCTTTTATAATTAACTAGTTGATTATATAACTCATCATCACAACATTCCTGAATTCCATATATTACAGAATTATATTTATTCTTTACCAAATCTAATAGAGTACAATCTATGTCAGAAAGTAACTCCTGTAGGTCTGGACAATCTTGACATTCTCTTGTTATTGGATTCATTAAGCTCTACATTTGGCGCATAAGCCGTTTACTAATTGACAATTTTTTGTAGGAGTTCCGCAGTTTCTACATTTCTTAGGGGAACAATCGTTTAATTTTTGTGGTTTTTTCATTTTAAATAGCATCTATGGTTAACAAAATCATTTATTGCGTCCAGAGCTTTACCATATAGTTTCATAGCAAGAACGTCTAGACAGTTATTTGCAGCTGCAACAGCTCCATTTATATAAGTTTGTATTGTATTTAATACATCAAAATCTTCCTGTTTTATGGCTTGGTCACATTGCATGAAATCTAGCCTTAAATAAACAGCATCAAATTTCTCCTGTAATTTATTTATCCTTAAAAAACTTTTGTTTACAAAATATCTATAAGCTGGAGTTATAGAATATTTAACATAGTATATACCATCAGGAAGGTCTATTGTATCACAATCAAGGTCTGAGCATGTAATTTCTAAAGACATACTGTCATATACAGTAAAACCCTCAGCTGTAAATGGTAATGTTAAAACATTAAAACCAGGAACAGTGATTTGAATAGTGGGATTTACAATAGTATATGGCACAGGATATTTACTAATGTCAGCTATTAACAGACTTTTAGCATCATGTGTTTCAGGAAATAAGAGGTTTAATTTTGGTTCTGCCATATTACAGATTTACATAAGTTGTGCCTGGGATAAAATCCTTAGCGTTATATTTAGCTAATAGTTGCTGCCATGTGTAGCCACCTGTTTTTTGACAATGTGGAAGGTCTTTAAATGTTCTCCATTTTCCTCCCCATTCCCAACCAGCTTTTTCAAATTCTTGTACCACTTCTTGCCAATCAGCTATTTTGTCTTTATCAAAATCTTCTGTTGTATTCCAGGAAAGTTCTTCATAGCTTCCATTACCATCTTTATCATGTAAAATAGCAAAATCAATTGCTAGTCCATAATTATGTAAAGATTGTCCTCCTTTGGCATTAGTTACTTTTGGACGTTGTTTAAATAAAGCATCTTGTTCAGCAAATGTTCTTAATCCCTGTACTACACGTATAGCCATATTCTTAGGAAATTTTGCTTCTGCAAGTTCTAATATTTGAGCAACTTCATACCTTCTGGCTGGATGTAAAAGAGCGATTCTTTGTTCTGTTATTTTATCTCTCATGCTTGGTTTTTTGAGGGGTTTTCTTCTTTTAATTCTTCAGCATTAGCTTGTGCTCCTGCTTTATTTAATCCTACAGCTTTAATCACATCTCCCAATTTTTTAACTAAAGTATCTGGAGCTAACAAAAGAATAGTTCCCATAGCAAGCCCTGCAAGACCTCCCCATACAAAATCCATAGACCCTGTAAATATTAAAAATAAAGTTATTACCATAGTGGCAACACCAATAGCTGAGGTTATTAATCCTTTGATTATATTTTTAGTAAATTTCATAAATTAAAAATGGGGAATAGGATATGCTCCTATCCCCCAAGGATTTTGTGTTAAAGAATATATTACGGAGTCAATGTAGTGGTACTAGTTGTAGTAGTACTGGTTGTTGACGTAGTAGTAGTTGTTGTAATAGCAGTTGAACTAGCATTTGTTATAGCTCCTAAGTAAGTCACCAACATTGTTTCAATGGTTGATGTAGAACCCTGAGGAATAAACAGAATTACTCTTTCATCTTCTTGAGAATTACGAGTCCATGCATCATTTTGGAACAATTCAT